TCGTAAGCAATCTGACGAGACCAAGAAGTCTGCCCCAAAGTAGGAACGGTATTCATATTAGTCACATCGTCAGGAGTAGCAGACGAGATAGCAACGATAGGAACGTGAGAGGATAGAGCAAGCAGTTTCAGTTCTCTAGACAAGTTCTTCATCTTAACAACTTCGCTATCGCCCTTAGCGTTGCTAGTCATAAGGTTTAGATAGTCTAAGAATACTATGTCTGGTTTGTGCTGATCAATCTTACCTCTGACTACCGCCGGATTTACCTCGCCAATGCCCTCGTTAGAAATAATGTGAATAGGAGGCTTACCAGTAAAGGTTTTATCCATCCACTTCTTCATCATGTCCAACTCAACCTGACCCGAAGACAACTTACGATGAGACCAAATGCCGTCACCCAAGATAGCAAACACACGGTTACGAACCTCTTGCTCCGTCATCTCAAGCGAGATAATCATAGGAGAACGACCCGAACGCCACGCCTGCACCGCCATGTAAACAACAAACCAAGACTTACCAATAGCAGGGTAAGCAAGAATAACACCCAACTGACCCGGAGTGATACCGGCAGGAAGATAGTTGTCGAAACCCGGAAGCCCAGTGCGAATACCATGAGCACCAGACTCATGCAGATCCTTTACCTTCTGGAAATAAGCAAGAGCGTCATCAACATCAGAAACATTTAGATCCTTAACATTGCTAGTAATGCGTTTTAGTTCTGATGCGTCTAGCATCAACTGATCTAGTGCCTCTAGGCTATCTCCCTCTTGGACTGCCGTTGCTGCTGCACGAAGAGCATTACGAAGGTTGTCCTGAAGATACTCTGCACGCAACTCATCAAGGTGATGTCTAGTTGCCCCAATGTCTACCTGTGGCTCAAAGTCTAAGAACTTCTCCTTGACTAGACGAACCGAAGGGACAATCTGGTTCTGATCGTAATAACCCTTAATGAAATCCCAAACATCTCCATGAGTCCTAAACAACTTACCTGCATCTGCCTGAAGCAAAACATGAATCTGTGCGTCATTCAATACTGCTGTTAATAACTTATCTTCTAGTCCTGTAGCCATATCTTTGCCTGCCTCCTATTTTCTGCTCTAAAAATAATGTCTTCCTCTTCCATTCTTTTCCTGTCAAGGATAAGGTCTGCCTTGTATCTAAACGTATCCCAGCGAGGTGTATCCTGTGCAATCATAATATAATAGTCTATAAGTTCTAGAACAGTGGGCAAACCATAAGAATCTACAAGATCCCTCGCAGCCCACTGCTCCACGTTCCTATTCATCTGAGGATAGAAACCAAACTTCTTGTGTATGGCATCACGCCAAGTATCAAGAACCTTATACTTCGGCTGTTGTTTAGCAGCCATTAAGCAAGTTCCTCTTTTGCTTCTTTGAGTTTGTTCACTATCTGCTCCTCAACAAAAGTATACACCCTGTTTGATGCGTCTTGTGTTGTCTCGCCTTCACGGACATAATCCTCAACTGAACAATCAAGTCGTAAGGACTGAAAGTTACCTGTGTTGAGAGTGTATCCAAGGTTCCAAGATATCTTGCTCTTTTCCATACTATCTCCTATGCTAGTTGTACTAATTATACCACTCTGGCTACCCTTTGTCAAATCGGGTAGTTCTGTGGAATAAACCTATATGTCAATTATACCAATAAAAATGTGGTTTGTCAAATCAACCATAAACATTTTCGGTAAACACTGGAACAAAGTTTCCGTCAGCATCACGCTGATACAAGATGGCACTATCTCCCAAAGAGACTGCTAACTCTGCTGCCGTTGGAGTTTTGTTATTTGTTATTAGTCCATCGTTGCGTGGCCTACCCATATGAATACCAGCAAGAATATCTCGCATATCCCTAATATTATCCTCAGAGTAGTATGCTTTCTTACCGAACCTAGATATGCCGCCCTCTACTGCTCCGGTAGCAGGAGGAATAATTCCCCTACGAACCAAACGAGGCATAGACTTTCTATTTAAGTTAAGTAGTTTTGCTGACTCACTAACAAGATAAGAACGCTTCCGCTTCTTCTTAAACTCTGCAAGAGGAACAAGGATACGCTGCCTAGTGTTAATGTTAAACAAAGTAATCATTCCTGCTGCCCTAGAAAGGTGAACCTTCTTTACCAACTCGCCATTAAGAAACCAAAGAGTTTTTGTTCGCTTGGCTTTGTAAATAATAACGTTGTCGGACATTAGGAGGGTAGACCAATCGCCATAATATTAACAGATAAACTAACGTTTCCCGTAGCATTATAACGAACGTCATAAATAACTTTGCTGGTAGTAACTTCCCTAATAGTCACGCTTACATTTGAACCCGGAGTGTTCTGCCCAACGTTTACAGGAGTGATAGTCACAACAGGAATGTACTTGAAAGAAGAACCAAAGTCAAAAGAATAATCTTTTACATCTCCTGCTTTTGCATCCTCACCACTCACAACCTGCTGCGTAGAAGCAACAAACCTAGTCTCCGAAGTTCGCACAGTCTGAGCAGGCATACCCGGAGAAGAAATAGTTGATTCATTATTTGCACCAGAACTCACCGCAACAGCAACATCATTGATTGCTTGAGCCAACGAATAGATGTAAGAAACATCTAAAGGTTGACCTCTCTCAGGTAACGGTACTCTAGCCATAGTCTCTATTATACCACACTGGGAACTTTATAGTAAACCCAGTATGAACTCCTGTTTTGGTCATTTGAAACAATCCTCATTCTAACAACATAGTCCTCGCCCGGATCAACAGGCGGTAGTTCGTCAGCGTCAATAGTAACCTTAGCCATTAGATAGTCAACCCAAATCTAAACTCAGCATAAGCATTAGTGTTAGCACGCTTTATTATCATTCCAGTTGACTCAGAAACAATAGCATAGCCAGACATTACATAAAGAGGATTGGGGGTAGTAATATTATCAAATCTGATAGCGTCAACACCAGCATACCAGTCAGAACCAAAGTTATCAAACTCTATCTCTGTGTACCGGACACCTGCCCAATCAAAAGAAGCACCAGTCTTAATGTCTTTTAGTTCAGTCTCATATACATTAAACTTACTTGTTGCTTGAGGACTAACTTTCCATACCGCCGTTCCAGCAGGAGGGGCGTTATCATCAGTAACAGGAATGTTAGCATCAGTCTTAAATCTAATAGTTACTCCTACATCAGGAGAAGCAAATGGTTGTCCGGGAATGATAATGTCTTTCGGGTACATAGCAAACGCCAACTTCATCAAATCAGTACCAGAGTTTAGACTAAGGTTTACGCTCCTACCATTAAGGAAAATCTTTTGATCCGCAACGTCCCCCCGAACCATAATAGTTCTATTTAAGAACCTTGCACCCTGTCCGGGCCTATTACTAACTAAAGAAAGGTTGTCTGCATCACAAGAAAAGATTGGTTCTGCCTGAACGATATTGCCAGCATCCTCAGCAGGCTCAAGCGGCCCAAGGGGATCGTTAATAAAAGGAATTGGTATGTCTGCGGTTACGTTATTGATCTGCCAGTTCTCGTCAGCAGTAAAAGCAAACAACACCCGGCTATCTGATTGTGCGGCAGCGTTAGAAGAGTCGCTCCAAATAGCAACCTCTGTGATCTCATACTGTTGCTCCAAAGGAATATCACCAGCAAAAGAAATCTTATCTAAAGTTCCTTCGTTCAAGGTAGAGCGAGAAGAGATAGGGACACGGAGCATCTCAAACTTCATGCAATCTTCTTCACCAGTAACAGTGTCGCCCGGTTCTGCTCCACACCCAAACGAAATAAAAGATGCGTAAGACGGTGCTTGACCCAGAAGGTACTTAGCGATTAGGTTTCTGCCTTTGTTAGTTATCATTGTTCCTCATTCCAATTATACCATAGAGTGCCCTCGCCGAACTCTTCTTCCCCTACACGCTTAGCAACCTGCACCTGAACATACTCGTCTGTGTTCACATTAAACACCTCTATGTCCATGCCGCCCTCAGCATTCATAGAAAAGGTAGAGTCCAATGCCCCAATCTTCTGGTCAATGTTTACGCCATACTCACTAAACAAAGCATTCAGGTTAGTGCTCATAAGGATGTTAAGAGGGTTAAACTGAGACCGCAACTCTGAAAGGTTATCTACGTTATTAAATACAGTCTCTTCACCACCAACAGTATCATGTCTGGCTACCGACAAAATTTCAGTACCGCCAACATTCTGGAAAAAAAGTTTCTCCATCTGCTCAACAGAAGTAGTGTCGTAATTCATATTGACTACGTTAACATTAGAAATCTTAACCTGAGAAGTTTGCTTCTGCCCCGGAGGTGGGGGCGGTGGCCTTGGAGGGGGAGGAGGCGGCCCAGCAGGAGCAGAAGATCCTCCTCCTTGTTGCCCTGCCCACCACGCCCTTGCTGCAAGAGCATGTG